GATGATGATGGAGATGTACGGGCTCCAGGCTGAGGTAGCCGCCGGAAAGATGGAGATTGCCGGCCAGATGGCGGAGATTGCCGGCCAGAGGTGGGCGCTTCAGCAAGAGGTCTATGATTGGCAGATCGCAACCATCGATTGGGAGGCCGGATTCAAGGAGGACCAGGCCCGGTTTATCGAAGAAAAAGGCTCTCTTGCGCGTGCGCTGTTCGGCAAGGAGACCGCCGCGCTGATGGCAAGGGAGCGGGCAAGGATGGCCGCCGCAGGTGTGTCGATCGGGGAGGGGTCTCCGGTGGAAGTGCTCGGGCAGTTCGGCAGCGACCGGCAGTTCGCCTCCGACATCATGGAGTACGAAACCGATATCGACGCCTGGGAGAAGAGATTTGAAAAAGGCCAACTGCTGAACCAGAAAAACAAGGTGCGATTCGGCGAGTTCGGCTCCGGCCTTGATTATCAAGTCAGTCTGCTTGATTACAAGGGGGACCAGCTCGATTATCAGGATACCCTTGCGGGCATCAGACAGAACGCTTTTGAGGCCAACATGGGGGCGGCCGGGGCGAGATTGCAACAGGGTCTTTTGGCTTCCCAGAGGGTGCGGATAGGCCAGGGCGCGGTGATCGATCTCGGCAAATATCAGACCCAGAAACGATATGCCGATGTCCTGACGGGGATGCAGTCGAGCGTTTACGGGAACGCGGCGGGGGCGGCGACCGTGGGCGGATACCTAAATGTCGGCGCGGCGTTCTTCAACGGATTAACCTCCTATTACACGGCGAAAAACAAAACAGGGAGCACCGCATGAACATTCCCGGAACATTGATGGCCCCGGCCCAGGGGATGGCAAACCTCTCCAATAGTCTGATGAACCTATCGACATCGATGATCGAGATCGACGAGCGGAGGAAGCAGCAAGAGTCTGCCGCCATGAGGCTGGCCGAGCTGTCGAAATACAACCTGACCGTTTCCAGGGACATTGACAATATCTTTACCCAGGCGGAGCGTTCGGAGCCGGGGAAGATCGACGAATTCCGGCCTCTGATCGAGGGGAAATTCAACGAGTTCTGGGACTCCGTAAACCAGATCGACGATCCGATCCTGAAGGGGATGGTCACGAAGCAGCATGCGGCCCTTCAGATCTCCTATGGCCAGAAGTTTAACGATCTTGCGACAAAGAAGAATCGGGAGTTCGCGGTAACGAGTTTCCTTGATTCCTTCGACTACGGGATGAAAACCTACCTGAACACGGCGGATCCGGACGCCGAAGGGAAGGCCATGTCGGACATGGCAAACGCCCTCCAGAGGGCGGAGGTCTCCGGTGTGATCACTCCCGAGCTTGCGAACCGCGCAAAGAACGACATGGAGAGGGCTGTTAACAAAAAGGCCGTGGCGAATTATGAAGGCGGGATTCTCAATGCGGAGAACATGACCGCCCCGGAAATGACAAAATATATGCAAAGTCTCATGGGAGACAGCCGCCTCACGATGACGGACAAGCGGACCCTTGCCTTCAAGGCGGATGCGACCTTCAAGGGGGTGATCAAGGAAAGAAACATCCAGGGGGCCTTTGGAGAGGCGGCGAAGCTCTGGACCGATCCCCGGCAGGCCATGGTGGAGGTTCTTAAGCCGGAGTTTGGGAAATCCTACGGCCTGACCATCGACCAGCAGCAGAACATCTCCCAGAGCTTCAGCGTCATGGCTACCCAGAAAGCCTTTGTCGATAAGGACCGGCAGGAGCAGAACCTGGACCAAATCCGGGCGACGGCGATCAAAGACCCGCCAAAGGCTCTTAGGCTGATTCAGGCGGCGGGTGATGTCGATCCGAAGGAAGCCCTTTCCTTAAAGAACTCTATCGAGTCCCATATCCGGCAGCAGTCCCTGATGAGCGCCCAGGAGAAGGCGTTGCAAATGGATATGGTCGATAAGATCAAGGCGAACATCAAGACGAACATCATCTCCGGGAAGTACAAGACCGAGCAGGAGGTGGTCAATGCGGTGATCGCCTCGGGGATACCGAAGACGAGCGAATTTTTAGACGATGCCTTGGGGAACTTCAAGGAGTTCAGGAAGGAAGCCGGGGCCGTCAACTATTTCAAGCAGGCGGAAGATGATTGGGACCGGCTGATCTCCACGACAAAGGACAAGGGCCGGAAGAAGGAATTGCAGACCATGAAAACGGGGATGCTGACCGCCCTTCAGACACAGATGCAGACGGAGGGGATTCGGGTGTCAGATCCCCAGGTGTTCGAGCTCTACAAGGCCCACAAGAAGTCGCTCACGGATACCTGGTTCACCAGGACGCTGGACAGGATATGGGGCGGTGACGACACGATGGTGAAACCGGAAACTGCTCCCCAGGCTCCCCGACCGTCAATGTCCGCTCCCGCGCTGGACGAAAAGACGGCCCGGGAACGGCTGCGGGGGATGAAAGTGACCAAGGAAGTGGAAGAGAGACAGATCCAGATCTACCGTGACAAGGGGTGGATTCGATGAACGACCTCGATCTCTTAGGACTGGGGCAAGGCGACCTTGATCTTCTGGGGCTGGGCGGCGGCTCTGTTCCGGTGATCAGTTCCGCTCCCCCGGATGAGGGGTCTTTCCTCGGCGATCTCTGGGACCGGTTTGCGACGGACAAGGAAGGGGAGAAGGCGAAAGCGGCCAACGCCCTGAGCCTGTCTGAGGCAACGGGCCTTCCTCCCTCGGTGGTCTACGACCGGATGGACGAGATCACCCAGGAAGCGGGGCTGAGGGACCAACCGCCTTTCCGCGACCTGATCGAAAGGCCGATCATGGGCGCGGTGACGTACGGGCTACTGGCGCATCCGATGGCCACGGTGGTCGGGGTGGCCTCGTTCGGCGCCCTTGCGGAAGCTGAAAATTACCTCGTCTCCCGGAAAGAGGGCATCCCCTATCAGTTCGGGGCGGGTCGGGGGCTGGCGGATATGCTCCCGGAAGAGACGGCCCAGGGATACAAGGACCTGATCTGGACTGCGGACATGGCATGGAAGGCGGTTGCGGCCGGCGGGGCGATCAAGGGGGCGAAACCCGCCGTCGAGAAGTTTGCCGTAAAATATATGCGGGACGTGACGGAGACCTACAACCTCCCGCGAAACGTCTATATCTCCCCGGAGAAGATCCGGGAATTCCACGGCCTGGGTCGGGAGAACATCATCTCGACCGAAGAGGCGTCCATGTTGAAGGAGATGGGCCTCACCCGGCAGCAGTATGTAGATGGGCTCAAATACGGCCTTGATCTGGAGATCCCCGCTGAAAAGCTGGTCACGATGGTTGACAAACCCTGGTGGGCGGCCATGAAGGGCCTGTTCAAGGTCAGCCCCTACGAAGAGACGGTTGTCAGCAGGGGGAAGGCAACGGGAGACAAGGCGGTATCTGGCCTTTTGGGCGAACCCGAAGCGGCCCCGAAACCGGCCGAATTTCTCACAGAACAAGCCGCTACGGGGACTTCTCCCGCTGAGGTGGGTAAGGTAGCCGCTGCGGAGATCGTCCAACCTGGGGCAAATTTGAAGGTCATCTATCACGGGACGGATAAGACCTTTGAAGAGTTTGACATTACAAAATCGGCTGACGGGTCGATCTGGTTTACGGACAACAAAAGCAAGATTGAGAACGGGGAGGTAGCTGCAACAGGGAAGGGCATCATTGTTGAAAGGCTTATCGATGAAAACAATCTGAAGCTTGGCGGATGGGATGAGGCTGACAAATACAGCACGGATGAACTCATTTCACAGGGATATGACGGCCTTAAATTAGTAGATGAGGAAGAAACGACCTATCAGATTTTCAATCCTGAAAAGCTGAAGGGGGCAACCTCGCAAGCCATGAAGTTGGAGAAGCCCTCCGCCGAGCTGACCATCGAAGAATCCACGGTTGACATGGACGATCCAAATACCCTCCTTGAGATGGCGGCCCGGTCCGATGAAGTCGCCATGCCTCCCCAGACGACAGAATATGACAAGATCCGGGCGCAAGCGGCAAGCATCGCCTTTGAAAACCTCTCCAAGAAAATCGACCTGAAGAAGCGCCGGGAAGCTTCGGCGATCAGACGGCAAGGCATCGAGGACGCCAGAGGCGTTCCCGTCTTTGCGGCCATGGATGAGGCAATAAAGGGCGGGGGGTTGAATCGCGGGTGGCTTGAGAAGATCTACGACCGGGAGATGGTCAACGAGCTTGCGCGGAAGCGGGTTGGTCTGGTCACGAAGGACGGCCCCTTCGGCCTGGATCAGATTGCCCAGATGCACGGGTATGATTACGCCGACACGCTGATGAACGATCTCCTCGCGTGGGAAGGTCTCAAGGCGGAAGGCGTGAAAGCTGCGGAGACGTTTGAAGAAAAATACTACGACCTTCTGAGCGAAGCCGAAAAAGAGGATTTCCACCTTGCCCTCCTGGAGGAGGAAGCGAAGATCCTCCGGAAGATGATCAAGGCGACCGGGAAGCCCTCAACGCCGGGAATCAAGAAGGTGATCCGAGAGCAGACCGGACAGACCAGGGTGGAAGAGCTGACCGTCTCCGAATACGACGCCCTGAAGGCGGGGATGAAAAAGGCCGAGCAGGCTTCAAGGAAGGCGTTTCGGGAAGGGAAGATCGAGGGTGCGCTTGCGGAGAAGGAACGTCAGATCGAGATGGCGGAGACACGGAAGGCCAAGCTGGAGGCGAAAGAGGAATCCAAAGGAATCCATGACGATATCGTAAGGCTGACCAAAGATAAGAGCATCCCGGAGGATTACCGCGACCGGATAACCTCTCTTTTGGAAGATTTCGACATCCTTCCGAGAAGCAAAAAGACCGCACAGCGGGTGGAGTCGGCCAGAGAGTTCTTGGAGCGGCAGAAGCAGGCGGGGGAGGATGTCACGATCCCCGAGTCGATGCTGAACCGGATCGAACGCTACGGGAAAACCCATTGGCGGGAGCTGACGCTGGATCAGTTGAGGGAGATCCACGACCAGGCGAAGATGTACGAACACCTGGGGAAGATGAAAAACAAGCTCCTCAAGGCCCGGCAGAAGAAGGATTTTGAAGCGACGGTCCAGGGGCTTATTGACGAGATCTCGAAGAATTGGGGAATCAAACAGGCGGGGCCTGCGGACATCGAGGCCATGTTCCTCGAACCTTCGGCGCTGGAGGGAATGGGCCAGTTCAGGGACTCCTACCTCGGATCGCTGACCAAAGTGGAAACCTACTTGAGGCGGCTGGATGGGTTCAAGGACATGGGGCCGGTATGGGAGAGGACTTACCTTCCTGTCAAAGAGGCGTCGGATGCCGAATATAGAAACCTGGCCGATATAACGGGCAAGCTGCAAAAACTCTTCGAGCCGATGAAAAAGACGCTCACGAAAGAGAAATTCAAGATCCCCGGCGTGAACCAGTTTGTCACGAGGGAGACCGTCATCATGGTTGCCCTGAATTCAGGGAACGAAGGAAACCTGAACGCCCTGAAAAATACCATCTACAAGTGGGACGACGCCCAGATCCAGGCGATATTGAACAACGTGACGCCGGATGAATGGAAGCTCGTCCGGGGGGTCTGGGATCTGTTTGAGGAGCAATTCCCAAAACTGTCCGAAGTCTACAAGAACCTATCCGGCGTGAACCTCAAGAAGGTCGAGGGGGATTACTTCCCGTTGGTGTTCGATCGGAAACTCTCCTGGATTGCCGACAAGAACGCGACGGAGCAGGAGCTTAGGGACTTCTTCAAGTCGATCTACACAAGACCATCCGTCAAGAGCGGATCGACAATAGAGCGAGTCGGCGGGACTCTTCCCCCGAAACTGAAATTTACCGTCATTTTCGACAAGCTGGCCGAAATTAACCACTATATTACCCATGCCGAAGCGGTTAGAGACGTGCAGAAGATCCTCGGAGATCCAAGGGTAAGGGCGGCAATCGAGGGGACGCCTGCGGGGATTGGCGGTGCGGTAGGCTATCGGGAGATGATGACCTGGCTACAGGACGTGGCGCGTCAAAAGGCCGATCCTCTGTCGGCGGTGGAGTCTGCGATTAAAACCGCCCGAATCAACACGACTGCGGTGGCGATGGCATGGAAGTTCTCAACCGCTGCGGTTCAATGGCTGGGGATGGGGAACAGCATCTACAAGCTCGGTATGGGGGAAGTTGCCAAAGGGATGGCCGAATTCTACACGAACCGGGAAGCGACGGTGGAGCGGATTAAAGGGCTGTCTGCGGAGATGGCCGGCCGGGCGAAGTCGTTTGATCGGGAATTGCGGGACGCATACAACCGGATCGGCCTGGAGCATTTTCGGGGGTCCATGGCGCTGAAAGATTCGTTTTTCTCCCTGATCTCCCTGATGGATATGGCCGTTGCCTATCCGACCTGGCTGGCGGCCTACAATAAGGGGATGAAGGATTATTCAGACGAGACGAAAGCGGTGGAATTTGCCGACATGACCGTGCGGATGACACAGGGGAGCGCATTAGCGAAGGACCTGGCCGGGATTCAGAGGGGGTCGGAACTAAAAAAGATCATGTCGATGTTCTACACCTTCTTCTCCGCATATCATCAGATGATGTCCGACGCTTGGCTGAAGTTCAAGTTCGACAAGACGGGACAGAATTTCAGCGATTTTGTGAAAGCCTGGTGGTGGCTGACCATCCTTCCCGCGTCAATGGATTATCTCATGAAGGAGCGGGATGTGCCTTCTCCTGGGGATTTTTTGAAGAACGTCCTTCAGATGCGGCTTACGGCCTATCCGGTGATCCGGGACCTGACGGGGGCGGTGCTAACGGATTACGACTATCAGTTCTCTCCGGTGGCTCGGGCTGGTGAAGTTGTGGCCCGGGGGGCGAAGGAGGTCGTGAAGCTGTTTACTCCGGGGGAAGAGGCGGAACTGGACAAGCTGTTGAAATACGGAATCGAGTCGGCCGGGTATATGTTCGGACTCCCGACCGGGCAGGCTGTAGTCACCATGCAGGGGTTGATTGATTTGATGAACGGGGAAACATCGGACCCGACGAGGCTGATGTTCAGGGCTCCTCGGGAAGAGGAATAGGAGGCACATCATGACGGTAGCAACGACGGCCAACAGACAATCGTATAACGGCGACGATGCAACGATTGAATTTGTTTTTACCTTCAAAGCTTTTGAAGCGTCGGATATCAAGGTTGTCGTCCGGTCGGCTTTGGGCGTCGAGACGACATTGACGTTGGATACGGACTATACCGTTGCCGTGCTTGCGACGACCGGCGGAACCGTGACGCTGATCGGGACGTACGCGGCCACTCCTCCCGCGACCGGGGAAACCGTGACGGTCTACAGGGATCTGCCCTATACCCAGGAGATCGACCCGGTGGAGAACGATCCCCAGAGGGCGGATGTGGCCGAAGAGGGGCTTGACCGGGCTGTGATACTGATCCAGCAGCTGAAGGATGCGCTTGCCAGGTCGATACAGTTGCCGGTGTCAACAGCGTTTTCCGATCTGAGTTTGCCGGAGCCGGTGGCCGGAAAATACCTCGGATGGAACGACGATGGAGACGCACTTGAGAACCGTGAGCTGATCTCTTCGGTGGGCGTTTCGTCCTTTATGGCGGGGATGCTCGATGACACTTCCGCGGCGGCGGTGCTCGCGTCGCTCTCGCTGGATGCGGACCTTGCGACATTCTCCCTCCCGGCATCGACGACGATCTCTGCATTCGCCAAGACGCTTTTGGATGACACTTCCGCAAAGGCAGCAAGGGCTACGCTTGCAGCTTTGCCCGCAGCGGCCTACGAACTCACTGACGGTGTGACGATTGCGATAGATTGGGACAACGGGGCCACTCAGTATGTCGTTCTCGAAGCGACGGGCAGGACCGTGACCTTTGCAAATCCTGTCAATGGGGCTGTTTATCGCTTCATCATCATTCAAGACGGCAGCGGATCACGGACCATTACCACATGGCCTACGATCAAGTGGGCTGGCGGGAGTGCTCCTACCCTCACAACAACAGGGGGCAAAGCCGATGTTGTTACTTTATTATACGCCAATAGTTCTTACTATGGCGATTGCTCAAAGGTGTTTTGATTATGGCAACAATAACTTTATATCCAAGGGCTGATAATGTTGTTCAATGGCAGTACTCATGGGATTATATGGTTGCTTGGGAAAATGCTAAGTATGGGGGACTTTGCCTAACCGACCAGACACAGAAAATCCTCAATTTTTGGTATGACCAGTCCTGTCCAAGTAATTGTACCATCAATTCTATCACATTATATGTTTATTATAGAGCTTACAATTCTCCTTTTTATTTCACGCTTAATGACAGTGCTGTTTCAATGCCGGTTACAGGGACATTCGATACACGTAGCTATACATGGAGCGGTTCAGGATGGACTCCGGCAGCAGTCAATTCTCTATATGCTGGTGTTAAGGGAGGGTATGATGGCGGCGACGAGAGAACAAATGCTCATTATATTATTGTTGATTACACAGCATGGACAGTTCCCGCTGTTACTACTAATAATGCTACAAATGTGTTGTCTGTAACAGCCACACTAAACGGGAATGTCACATCGGATGGCGGCGACACTATTCAGGGCAGGGGATTTGCTTGGGGAACAGCTGAAAATCCCACAAGAGGCGTTAATTCTTGGGAAGATGTGACAGGGACAACGGGGGCTTATTCTTTGAATATTGCAAGTCTTACACCTAACACAACCTATTATGTTCGGGCTTATGCTTGGAATGTTGTAGGGACTACTTATGGAACTCAAACTTCATTTAGAACAACAAGCCGTGGATTATTTACTTTTCACGGATAGGAGGGACAGATGATTTACATCGACAAAAATTTCAGGTTCTACGACGATAGCAAAAACTTGGAAACCTTCCCTGAGCTGAAGCCGAGTCCCGAGGCCGTGCCTCTGACAGATGAACAGGTGAAAGAGATCACGGCGGACATCAAGCTCTGGAGATGGCATCCTCTTGAAAATCGGCCTTACAAGCTGCCCGATTGCGACAAGAAATACTGGGTAACGGTTGACGGCGTGATCCTCGAAATGGACGAGGCAGAGAAGGCCACAGTCGATCAGGCCGAAGCGGACGCTCTTGCGGCGAAGCTGGCAGCGGAACAGGCGGCGGCAGAAGCGGTCGCACTCGCACAGGCGGAATTGGACGCGAAGATCGCGGCAATTGCCGATGCAAAGGCAGCTATTGCATCCCTTGTCCCCGCCGTCGATAAGGCGACCGACATTGAAGGGTTGAAAAAGGTTGTGCTGGACTTAATCAAAAACGTGCAGGCGATTACTGCGTAGGAGGACATAATATGCCGTGGATGACCGGTCAGCAATACCTTGACGCGAACCCTGATGTGAAGAAGGCTGGTGTCGATCCGCTGTATCACGTTCTGACCTATGTCCTGCATGGCCGCAAGGAGCCTCGCCCGCTGTGGATTGATCCGGCTGAACCGCCGAAGCCTCCTGATCCGCCTCCGGGGCCACAGCCGCCTGATCCTACTGTGAGCGGGGAAATCAAGGACTTTCAGCGAGTCAAGAGTGCCGACAACCCCGACGCGATCTATTTCAGCAGCGGAAAGGTGGACGGCAAGATGCGCTTCGGGGAGTATCGGTGCTACTCGGCAAAGTTATTCCGTGAGCCTCATACCCTTGAAAAGCAGTTTCAGGCTGAGAGCGTGTTCGACATCTGCGCGTTCAAGGGCAGTTGGTATTGCTCCCTTGAACACGGCGGCTACCCTGATGTTGACCGGGGCATGGTGATGCGTTGGAACGGTAGCAAGTGGGTTGAGGTCTTTAGGCATCCTTCATGGATTCTTGCCTTTCATTTGCACGTTCATGGCGACAAGCTCTACGTCACCGGCTCGGAATGGAACCCTATGCACGGGGGCATCTGGCGTACATCTGACGGAACGCATTGGGAAGAATATACCAGTAGCAACTATGTCTATTGGGACATGGCTTCGAGTGGCTCAGACCTCTGGACATCCGGTGCTTACGGCGGCGACTACGGGCCGGGATGCCACCCTGCGGTGTTCAAGAACCGTGACCTCGTTTGGGAGTCGGACGAGCAAGGGGCGGGGTATCTCGGCATCGCTGTGTTCCGCGGGGATGTGTTTATGGGGCAGGCGACGCCGGCAAAGGTCGTGAGATTCTCAGATAAAAAAACCGTCTTGAATATGCCGACGCAGAATAAAGTCCCAAAGCTGATCGTGGACGAGGCTTGCAATACGCTCTACGCAATCGGCTGTCGGACGGACGAAGCGACGAGTGGCGTACAGGTATGGGCCAGCAAGGATGGAGCCTCATGGAAGAGCATCGGGGAGCCGTGGAGTTTTCCTCACCTATTTCACGCCTACCAAGATCCGGATTCAAAAGAAATCTGGCTGGCCGGGGGGAAGTTTAATGCCTACGGGAGAATTTATAAGAGCGTAAGGGGGTAGCATGACACTCGCGAAAATCTTGAAGATATTGCAAATCATCATAGCGGCTGGCCTCGTTGTGGGCGTGGATGCGGCGAAAGTCAAGGCCGTATTGGAAATCCTCACGCTGATTATGGAGGACGATGATGGCGCAGTTTCTAAGTGAACTGGACGCGCATCTAAAGCCAACGTGCGAAAACATTTGGGTGCTGGACGCTCCATTGATCTACGAGTCTGACATCGTGGGAAGGGTTGAGGTTCCGGCAGGCTTTGAAACTGACCTTGCCTCGGTGCCCCGCCTGTTAATCATCTATGAAATGTGGGGGAATCGTTGCCACCGGGAAGCCGTGATCCACGATTATCTATATCGGATTGATGCTGTTCCCAAAGCAAGCAAGCTCCAAGCGGACAGGGTGTTTCTTGAGGCCATGCGTGTCAGAGGCAAACCGTTCTTTATCCGGTGGTTCATGTTCGCCGGAGTCGCCGCGTTTGCATGGATGTCGTTCCATCGAAAGAAAGTAGCTGATCCCATAGGGAAAGGGGCGTTTAATGGATAACCATTCGATCAAAGTGGACTACGATTTCGAGGACATAGACAGCCTCAAAACAACCGACGACAAGATCAATATGCTTCTCAAAATCGCATTTAGTAACCACAGAACGCTCCAAGACCACGGCAAACTGTTATTCGGGAACGGAGCGCAGGGCTTGTGTGACAGCGTGCGAAATCACGAAATATCAACAAAATGTTTATGGGGTGTGTTCGTTAGTTCCGTGACAGGGTTCGTTGGATGGATAATCTTTCATTTGAGCAGCAAATGAATCTGATACCGAAGCAGACCGACACGAAAGCGAAGATTGAAGCCGTGGCGAAGGTTCTTGGTGTCGATCCCCTCTGGGCGGTGGCTGTGGCCATGACCGAAAGCTCGTTGGGAGTCTATCAGAAATCCGTGACGGGCTGCCTGGGAGTGTTCCAGATGTCCTCCATAGCCATGAAGGATTTGCATCAGGAGATGGCAAAGGGCGATGACGATTGGGCCGATATAGCCTGTGGAATAGCGTTTCTGAGGCTCCTGCTGAAACGGCACAAGACAATCACGGCGGCAACGGAAAAGTTCTGCGATCCCAAAGACCGGGATTTTTATGTTTCACGGGTCATTAATTACATGGGAGCGTTCGGGGATTCGTAACCCCCCTTTCTTCCTCTGGCCTTCCTCTAACGCCATACTTGACATAAAAATATATTGTGATATACGCCTCTTGCGGTTTGGGGCTAATGGTTCTATTCCGCCACCCCGTTTTCCCTCATGTCCCGCAAAAGATCCTCAATCGTCGCCTTTGCCTCAATCGCAATTCGCTTCCACGCGGCACATGATTCCTCCAGCTCTGCTATCTTCATGCGGAGAAACTCGCAATCGGCCAAGTCCTTGTCGGCCTCGGTGGACAGTCGCATATTCTCCTTCGTCAGCTCCTCATTCTCGCGGATAATGGCCTCGCTGAGTCGTGTGCGCTGACGTTCTTCGGTCAGGGCGGCTTCCAACTCCCTCACCCGCGCCCGGAGTCTGTCGATCTCAGCGTAGAGGGCGTTAGTTACGATCATGATTGGCCTCCTTCCTTTCGGCTCTGTGAGCATACTGAGCACATGGAATAACGAAGGGCTGGTTGGGGAACATATAACAGTAACCATTGCCTTCATAATCAGCATAGTCACAGCCAGAACAGAGGGGTGTATTGATTGCCTTGGTGTCATTCATGGCTGGCCTCCTTCCAATGATACTGCTCAAACGTCATCTTGTCCGCTAACCGAGACCATTCCCAAAAAGCCCTCAGCCGCTTGTTCGCTGCCTCCAATCCCTGCGCCCTTGATTCAGCCGCGTCGCGGAGCATACGGAGCCTTGTGTTCTCGGCCTCCAGCTCGGAGATTCGCTGCGAGTCTTTTACCAGATCGCCTAACGCCTTATCGTACAGGTGTTTCAGGCTGTCCCGTTCGGCTGTCAGCGCATCCACAGTCTGCTGTGAGTAGCCGTATTCTCTGCGGCGGTCGGCGTCACGCTCGGCGGCCAGCTTGGCGACCTCGGCCTCCAGCTCTTCAACCCTCTGTGTCCATCCGTTTTCCATCGTGGCCTCCTACCAAAACAGCATTGCCATAAATACAGAGAAGGCACAGAGAAATGATAAGGCGCATATTGTCTCATTCGTAAGTCCCGTTCCCCTAAACAGGACAAGCCCCCAAAACACCACAAATGCGATGAACACTTTTGAAGCTATTGATAATAACATCGTGTCCTCCTATAATCTCGGATCGGGCCGGGCTTGATACCGGCTACGGACTATCGTTTTACCATGCCGCTTCTATGGGGCATAACCGCATCGGGATTCATGATGTCCCTGCGTGTCCTTCCACGCTGCCGATCCGATTAGTCTATATGTCTAATCTATCCAGATAACCCCTTACTCTCGTTGTTAAATAGTAGATAGCATCGGCCAGGCTATTAATTTTGATCGCCATTGGGCACCTCTCACCGATGGTGCCTCTCCCATCTGGTGTGGTAAGGGGGATCTCTGGCAACATTACATCGGTGAGCCTCGCCTGAAGCTCTGTTATTACCTTATCAAGATTATCAATAGCACAGCCTATATTGTTGATTTCTGTAATCACCCCTTTTGACTTTTCTGTAAGAGCTACCTTTTCTTCTTTAGCAGGGTTCATCTTCATTCTCCTTTCCGATTAGTTGGGGTGGGACCGGTTTGGGATATTCATTCCGGCTTTTACTTACCCGCTCACGCTTTCGCGCCCACCCGTTCACACCTTCCGCACCGCTCGCAGTAGTCCTTGAATACCTGAGCGTCGGGGTTCATCCCTTCGCCCTAATCCACCCCGCCGCCAGCTTCATCCGCTCCGGTAGCTGCTCCGGGCAGGCGAGGCAGAAAAGCCACTTTTCAAAAGCAGCAACAAACCATCTCGTATAATCGTCTTTTTCGACCTCCCGATACTTGTAAACCATGTGATTCTGAAACTCCTCCCACTCTTTCCTCTCCACCATCTTCGAGTAGACGGCGTGGAGGTCGGCAGGGGTGGTGAAGGTGCGGCCACTGTGTTCTTTTGTAAATCCTCTAATTACCGCCATTGGATCTGCTGAGTTCTGGTGGTCGTCTTCTTTCCCGCATTTACAAACGTAGCGATACTCTTTGTATGATACTTCATGCCAGCACTCCCCAAGATACTCCGTCAGCATCTTCCGGTCGTCGTCAGTCAGTTGCATCGGCGGCAGGTCCCCGGTCAGCTTGGCCACCTCAGCCTCCAACTCTTCTATCCGCTCAGTCCATCCGTTTTCCATCGTGGCCTCCATTTTTCGTGGCTTTAACCCATTCCTTATCTACCTCTTGGATTATTTGGAATATGGTAGCGTCGGACAGATTCACCCCCTTTTCCTTCGCGGCGGAAATAATCGCTTGTCGTTCATTCCCGCAAAAGTCCCTGGCATTGAGTCCGGCCTGTATACAGGCATGCTTTAACTCCTCCACAAAACCTCTACTTGGCATGATCATCATGGCTTGCCTCCTTCATGGCTTCTCGTGCCTGTTGTGCTACCTGATTAAATCCAAGAGGCATTCCCCATCCATCGGGGATGAAACTTATGACGAGATCAAGTGCCTCCCTCAGCCGCCTGTTCTCGGCCTCCAGCTTCGCAATCAGCTTTCGTGGGTCTGGGTACCCGCAGACATCGCAAGGCGCGGCTTCATATCCTGTATGGTTGCAGGGGTTCATCATCTGTAGCCGTCCTACCTCAGCCTCCAACTCTTCTATCCGCTCAGTCCATCCGTTTTCCATCGTGGCCTCCTATCGCACTCGTTTCTTTTCACACCTCCCGCACTTCTGACAGTAGTCCTTGAATATCCAATCCTCCGGCCAGCGGGGGCACTTCCCCCGGCGCATGGTCGGGCGGTCGATCTCAGCACATAACGGGATGTGATGCTCAGTCATGCCGCACCCCTCGTTCCACGGTGCCTTGTGACGCCACCGATCATCTCGTCATCCTCGTCCCTGCACCACTCATGTGCCCGGCAGTAGATACGAGGCAGGATCATGGGCTTGCGATCCAACAGCACGTCATGGGTTTTTCCGCAGTATGGGCAGATGGCGAGACAGTAAACCTTCTTTAGATTATGCCTTTTTTCGTGCGTGGCGGCCCCTTCCTGCTCTTTTCCCTTCCGGTCCCGATACCTCTCCCGTTTCAGCTTCGCGTTGGCGACAGCGCGGCAGGCATCGGAGCAGGTGGTCTTGGTCTTGCTGTATTGCAGGCCGTGGCAATGCCGGACGTAGGGGCTGAATTCCTTTTGGCAGATGATGCAGATCTTATGGATGGTCTTTTCGCCTATCATGCTGCCGCCTCCTTCGGTGTGTACCCCGTATGTGCATCGACCCACTCAACGATCTGGTCATACAGGCCCGTTGGAATTTCCTTCGTGGAGCTGAGCCCGTGAACCTCTTGCAGATATGATTTCAGTTCTGCATTCGGCCAGCCAGCGGCCTTTGCTCTGGCAAAAAGCCGCTTCTGCTGCGGCTCGGAGATGGTCAGCGGGTCTTTATCTTTGATTACCCTGTCGCCGCAATTCGGGCATTTGTGCTGTGAACAATCGTCGCTAAATCCCATCCAACCGCAATCGCAATGCGCCGGGTAAACGTAGTTGTCCATCGTCTTGGCAGAGGGGAGAGAGTCGGGACCGTCCTCGGCTTCGACGACCTCCCCCTTCGGCAAGGTTTCAGATGTTCCACCGCCCTTGTCCTGGGGCATTTCTTCGGGGATGTAGGGCATTCCGCCAATGTCTTGACTGAATGCCAACCGGAACCCCTGAGCGATTGCCACCTTGCGGAGCATGAATAGGGGCATGGTTTTCCAGTTCGCCTGTCCTTTGTCAAACTCAGTACGGTATACTTCCCACTTGATAGGCTCTGTAAAGTCCTTGCGCTTGATTTCAATCACGGCCCGTTCATCGACCTTGCCGACGTTCTCAATCCGGACCTTCCAGCCGTCCAGTAGGCCGGTGCGCTCCGCTCGTTTAATGTATGCCTCATATCCGACGATGATCGAGGCCGGAGAGCTGCCATATTTGACAAAGTGTATTTCCCGTTTCAATGGATTCAGCCCGTATGACTTAGCAATCCCCATGAACATGAACAATTCTTTTTCCGTCGCCGTCGGGGCGATGAACTTCTTGATGTCAGCAAGGCTCAGTTGCATATCCTCTTTTACCGCTAACGCTTTCTCGTCCATACCGTCCTCCCTCCTATTTCTCAGTCACCGGATATTTACCCCGCAATGCCTTACGCGGTCGCACCAGCAGTTCCGGGGCCAGGTGCTTCCCGTCTGGGACCACGGCCTCCCGTAGCTGGTATTTGTGATTCCGCATCAGATACCTGATCAATATATTTGCCGCTGCATTTCGTATTGTCATTTCCATTCCTCCATCTGTTCTATATGATCCAGTAGCCACGTTTCGATTTTATCCAACGCGGCGGACTCGGCGGACCTGGCGGCGGACCAGGCGGACCAGGCGGCGGACTCAGCGGCGGACCTGGCGGACTCGGCGGCGGACCTATTCCTTTCTGTCGGGCTATCGAGATAGTTTCGCGCCGCCTCTATCGCCTTTCTCGGTCTATCATCGTCTGGATATACTTTTCCAAAGTTTCCCAGTACCATCTCTGCCGCGAATATCGCCAACGCCACGCTATCCGCTTTCGTCCAATGCCACGCATGGATGATTCTCATTCCTTCGTGGGTGGACTTATCATCCCCATCAAAATGTCTTCCCTCAACCTCCACTTCGGCCAATATCTCGCCCTGAACGTAGTACATGGCGTCGATGATCCGCCGCGAGCAATTAAAACCATGACACAGTTCAAGGCATTCCGTCTTTCGCCATTCCCCTATTACCCATTGATACCCGTCGAAATTTGATTTCAGTCCGTCTCGCAGAAATTTCCATCGTCTTATCTTTTTGGCAGTCATCTTGGCAGTCATCGCTCGCCTCCATGATTCGATCCGTCGCCCACAAAAGGGCGTCAAAATGGTTCATACCGCCTCCTGAAGAAAGAATCCCCGCGCATCCACAACAGGGGCAGGCGACGGCTCCCGGCGGTTCATAATTCGCCCGATGGACATGTTGAACCTATTCCCGCAGCCCGGACACACCGGATTTTTGACGTGAATCATCACAGTTCTGTCCGGCTCAAACACTTCGTTGCAATCCGGGCAGAGGTAAGAGTCTGATAATTTCATCTTCCCCTCCTTACGATCTGGATTTCCCGTCTCCCTGTCCGCTGATTCCAGAGGCGCATGATGCAGACGCTGAGGCCATGGAATAGGCAGACACCAAGGACAAATACCGCTACGAGAATCATTGAGACTGCGAGCTGTTCCATAATGCCCTCCTTTTAATTGTGGCCCGCCGGGCCGAGTGGGGTTCGACGGGCCACCCCATACAACTACCTATCCGCTGCCGTTCGGGATTCCTCCCCGGTGAGGCATACCGTTGATGATTGCTCCTCCTTTCCTATTATTCCCGGATCCGCCGGGTTGATCTATCGTCCCCCATTGTCGTCGTCGGAGCCGCGGGACCCGTACGATCGACCTCGTGTCGCCCGGTGCTGGATCTCTGGACCCTCTACAGGTCTCGCGGATCGCTGCGCGGTGGACGGCGTGTCAGGGGTTGTCAATGAACTGTTGATTGTTTGTTGGCTGCTACTTTACCAAAGTAAATTTACTTTGTCAAGAGAAATTTGCATAGGTAAATATCCTAAATCTTATCTATTGACAAGGTAAATTTATGGCGTATAATGCAAACCATGAAATGCATATTCCTTTCTCGTATCCAACCAGCATTCATCAAGAAGGCAATGGAGTACCTGAGCGAACACGACATGACCAAAAAAGCCCTTGCCGAAAAAATTGGGCAGCATCAATCAATCTGCAATGATCTTCTGAATAACAAAAGAGGGTTGTCGGCGCTGTATCTTCTGCCATACCTACAAGGAGGGATAATGGTCGCATCTGAAATTTATGACGGGAAGCCCGAGACAGACAAAGAACGAAGATGGTGGGCACGACAACTGCTTATGGAAAACCCGCGCCTCGTAGAAGCTGCATCACGGGTAGAAGCTGCAGGTGGCGATCCAGTTGCAGAGTTAGAGTTCAGGGCTTCACTTCTTGAATCAAAAACAAAAAAGCCAAGGTAATTTTTTTATGGCTGCTAAGCTTACTTAGGTAACTATTTTTTCGACTTGTAGATTTACATAGGTAAAGTTAAAAGGAGCAACCATGAACACAGTAAAGCCACAAAAGCCCTTTCTGAGTCGTTGGCGGTCCTGCCCTAAGTGTGGCGGCTACGTGGTCCACGGATCATATCGTTTCGGCCAGTCAGCGCCGGACATATCATACTGTTTCCAATGTGGCCTCAGTAACGAGAGTTCAAGGTATCTCGATGCCGCCGCCGGCTGCTATCGCGAGATCGACCTCGTTGTGACACGGACGAGGCACCATCATATCGGAGGGGCGGAATGAGACGCGGCGCACCTAGTCCAGAGGCCCTGCTGACGCGATCCGTCAAGTCCCTGCTCAAGGCAGCCGGAATCTTTCATTTCAAGCACTGGGGTGGCCCTATGGGCTATCCCGGTGTTGCCGACATCCTTGGTTGTTACAAGGGGCGCATGATCGCCATAGAGCTGAAATCCCCCAAAGGGAAGGCGACGCCGGATCAAGAGCGGTTCTTACAGAACGTAAACGACGCCGGAGGGATCGGATTTGTGGCGAGAACCATTGATGAAGTTATTGAGGGGCTCCAGCTCCAAGATAGGTTTTTATTGAGGTAAAAATGCGAAATAATTTATTGACTTTTCCCTCTGATTGTGCGATATGGAAGTCGTCTATAACAAACGGGGCCGCCCCGGCCTCAGAGCGTCAAAGACATGGCGCGACAGGGGGTTTTGATTTTGGACCATCTGGTCCGAGTTTCCGACAGCCGCGAGGCTCCGGGCGCTTCCGTTTGGGCGTAGACAAAACTCGGGCCTTTTTCTATGCCCGAAATCGAAATAGTCTAAAGCAAACGGAGGTGTAAAATGGCCAGAACTCGCTCAGTAAAGCCGGAATTTTGGGATGATGAAAAACTTGCCACGGTTTCCCGAGATGCTCGGTTGACTTTTATCGGGTTATGGACAAACTCGGATGACTATGGCGTCGTCAAAGGCCATCCGTCATGGCTGAAAAATACAATCTACCCATACGATGACATTCGTCTTGCCGACTTCCAGAAGTGGCTCAAAGAGCTTGAATCCCTATGTTGTATTGTCCCCTTCAGCAGCAACGGAGAAAAGTATTATTATATCAAGCACTTCTTGAAACATCAAACAATCAACCACCCGTCAAAAAGAATAAACCCGGAGCCACCAAGCACATTTTCTTCGACACTCCCGGAGCCCTCCGGGAGTCCTATCGTAACACTCCCGTTTGAAACAGAAACAGAAACAGAAACAGAAACAGAAACAGAGAAGCGCAAGGACTCCTCTCCCCAAAAAGAAAAATATCTCGATTCTGTTTTCCTGTCAGCGCCCGAATACAAAAAGCTCCAGGAGGTATTAGGCCAGAAGAGCCTGGATATCGGCATTGAAAAACTGGATTACAGCATCACAGTTAAAGGTGGAAAATATAAAGATCATTACAAAACCCTACTGAATTGGTTCAGGAGAGGATACCTTGCTGAGAAAGAAAATGGATTCCAGGCAAACCGAGAAAGGACAGCGGTGATATTATGAAAAGGAAGTATGTTATCTATATGAAAAATGGGAATAAAATCGAAATATCCAAGGAACAATATACAAACCTGTTGGTTGTATTGACGGCGAGTAATTATCCGCAATTCATAAATGCCAACGGGAATATATTGAGCGTTTCGGCAATCTCATACTGCGCCATTGAGGATGATAGGTCTTGGTGATGATGCTGCCGGAAGAGCAAAAGCGGTTTGAAGCCTACGAGAAAGCGTGCCATGACCAGGCGCGGCATGACAGGGAGTATGCAGAGCGGCCCTTCCTGAAACCGTCGCTGGCGGAGCTCCTGAATGCGCTGGAGAACGAAGCCCTGGATAGTATCCGGGAAGCGAATTCAGATATCGGCCTCATGTTGAAATGCAAGGAGAGATTCAGGGGCGACCAGGCGATCAAGGATCTCACAAATTACTTTTGTACGTTGGCACGCTACCAGATCGAGGAGGATCATAATGACATCCAACGATGGCGGGAATATAAAAAATCTTGCCGGGTATGATGGCGCCGACCGGGTGATATCCGCCCACGAAATGTCGCTGACGTTCAAGGAGAAAGACCATTTCACGGTCAATCTCAAGTCGGGGATTCCCTCTCTTGACTACTACTGCGAAGGGTTCCGGGATGGGGAATTGATCACGATATCCGGCAAGACGAAGAATGGTAAGACCTTGTTGGCACAATCCTTGACACAGAATTTCGTAGAGCACCACCACCCGCCGCTGTGGTTTTCCTTTGAGGTTCCGCCACGGCAATTCCTGAGCCAGTTTGAGAGATTGCCGTTTATTTACATGCCCTCGAAGCTTAAGGCCCACGCAATGGACTGGATCGAAGAGCGGATCATGGAGTCGTTTGCCAAGTATAACACCCGCGTCGTGTTCATCGACCACCTGCACTATCTGTTCGACATCCAGAAAAGCCGCAACCCCTCTCTCGATATCGGCGCAATCATCCGGCGGCTGAAGGGAATCGCCGTGAACAATGAGTTCGTGATCTTCCTGCTTTGCCATACCTCGAAGGCGAAAGATGAGAATGAAAGCTACGAGAGCATCCGGGATTCGTCGTTCGTGGCCCAGGAATCCGACTGCGTGATCATGGTGAAGAGGACGCCGGAAGAGGGCGACAACTTCGCGCGGGCAAGAGTTGAGTTTCATCGGCGCACCGGAGTGATGGAGAGGGTGATCTTCCTGCAGAAGGTCGGGAACTATCTTGTCGAACGGGCGCAGAACCCAGGGGAATGCAAGCCGAAAACCAACGGGAGATATAACAGCCATGACAACGAATGATGAGATCAAGCGGCGGATTGAGCTGAAAGAACAGTTGATTGAGATAACCCAGGCGGAGATTAGGGAGCTACGAAAAGAGCTCAACATTTCGAGAAGGAGGGGGTATGTTCGCACATCAGGTGATTGAGGATATGGGGAAGTGGGTAAGTTTTCTAAATAAACGCGGCTTGCAAGACCCTCGCAAAAAAGAACATGCAGATGACTACATCAACATGATTGAAATATTCCTCGAAGAAGTGCGATTCGCAAACCATTTTCATTTCGGTGATATCGGAGACATCTTAAATACAACAAATAAATTTGAAGGAGAGGATGACCTGTTTTTTTATAATAAAATAGGGCCTGAGTTTAAGACACCGTATAAATATATGTGGTGCGACTATACGGATAAAGTGAATGGATTTAAGTATGGCGGGTTAGTCTCCATGCGCGGTAGTGAGGAGCATACTTATACGCAATATGATCTGTTTAGTTTTCTGTATTTTACCCACGAGCTTGATTTATTTAAGGGATGGAGAATGATTGAGCATATAGCAAACTTTAGGGATGGCAAATATCGGGGTGAGTGTAGTCGGTGGACTGCAAATCATAAGAAAGACGAGGAGAAGTTATCCGGATATAGTATTGTTAAAAGCATAGCGATTCTTATCAAAAGAAGCATGATATTGCTGAACTGCAAAAACATAACCGCCGAGAAAATCCCCGCCCCGGAAGCCCTAAATAAGAAACGCCGCAAGGCTGGCAAGCAAGAGCTTTTTGACTATCACGTTCTGAATGTCGTCGTCCCCTCGAAAAAACGCGGATACCATGAATCAACCGAACCGCTATCCCATAACCGCGTTCACCTGTGCCGTGGTCACTTCAAGGAATACACAGTAGAGCATCCCCTATTTGGTCATTATACCGGCCTGTTTTGGTGGCAGCCGCATGTAAGGGGGCAGAATAAAGACGGAATCGTTATGAAGGATTACAACATACACCGCAAAGGCTGGCGGGAACCACGGGTATGCTGGGAGGGGAAATGATCACAATCGTAACTTGTTGGGACGGAAGGGATTTCTACCCGGTGAAGTACGTTAACATCTTGCTTTCGATGGTCAAAAGGAATCTGCAAATCCCGTTTGAGTTTGTAATTTTGGCCGGGCCGGAAGCGGAAAATCGCCGGGGTGAACTCTCACCCGAGATTTCCATCGTACCTACCGGCCTGCCGTACTGGTGGGGGAAGCTCTGGATGTACAAGGCCGATCTCCAGGGATTTTCCGACATAATTCTATACCTCGATCTGGATATTGTGATCACCGGTGATTTAGGGGTTATCGCAGAAATAAAATCTGACTTTACGGGGTTCAAGGATTACCCGGCCGCTTTGTGTCCTGCGGGCTTTGAGTACGATCTAAATACGTCAGTCGTGCTGATGAGGCGGGGGGCGAGGCCGGAGGTCTGGAACGAGTATGTCGCTGCGGGGATGCCAATATGGGAGCCATTCTCGAAACAGCGCGGACGACTACCATTGGCGGAGATGTCCATCATCAACAGCAGGGAAAAGCCGGTAAAGCATGACCTGATCCCCGAAAAATGGGTAAAGTCGTACAAGCTGCACAAGATGGCACAAACGGGTCTGCCGGCGGATTGCCGGATCGTGGTGTTTCACGGGAGGCCGAAGCCTCACGAAGTGAATGATTCGTGGGTAAAGGAGAATTGGCGGTGAGGGAGAAATACCTTGAGCAGCTGGCGAAGCGGTACGGATGGAAAGTTGGAGCCGAGATCGGCGTCTGGTACGGGCGGACTTTTTTTCATCTCCTTGAAAACGTCCCGGGGCTGACTCTATACGGGGTGGATATATGGGTTCATAGCCACCTCAACATCCACCACAAGGACCAGGCACAGAACAGGCTGGAAGTGTTGGAGAGGGCGAAAAACTACAAGGGGAGGGCGATCATCCTTGAAATGCCGTCCCTTGTGGCGGCTCATGTGGTGGGGGATGATACGCTGGACTTCGTGTTCATCGACGCCGATCATTCCCGGGAGGCCGTGCTGGGAGACATCGGGGCGTGGGTTCCGAAAATCAAAACGGGCGGATTTGCAACGGGGCATGATTGGGACTGGGCGTCGGTGCGAAGCGCCGTGATCGCCTCGCTGCCCGACGCGACGCCGGGGACCGGGGGAAACGACTGGGTCTGGTCATGGAGGAAGCCGTGAATATCGGCCTTGGGGGGATGAATGGATAAGCTCGCGAGGGAGTGGAAGAAGCGGTTTGAAACGGTCTGGGACCCGGAGGGGCAGGGGAAGTACCGGATGGGCTCTCCCGGCCAGAGGATGATCAAATACTTTATCCAGCATCACAAAGACGGGCAGTCGGTGAACGAGTACGGATCAGGAACGGGACGGGCAGTTATGGCCCTGCTCGATCAAAGGCCCGGGACGAAGATCAACATGGTTGACATTGCCGAAAACGCCATGGAGGAGCCCTGCCGGAAGGAGCTGGAGGAGAACCCGAATCTGACCTTCACCATGGCCCCGCTCTGGAAGCTGCCGAAGGATTTCCCTTCCGCCGATTGGGGGCTGTGCATCGAGGTCTTGTGTTTCGTCCCTCCCGAAAAGCTGGATGACTGCCTGCGGGAGATCCGGCGGACGTGCCGGAATCTGTTCGTCCAGGTGTACGACTGGCAGGACCGAAGATGCGGCTACGATCTGACCACGATCATTATGGACGGGGTGTCCTGGCGGAAGAAGTTTATGGAGTTCTGGCGGGTCGTGGATCAGATCCCACATCCGGAGACGCCGAGGAGGTTTCTGTTTGTATGCCGATAGGAGATTGAAGATGAGGTGCCATAAATGCGGGGAAATTATAAGGAGGTGGGGAATGGGTAAAAGCATTGGGCGCAAGGAGATTAAAAAATACATCGGCCGCTCATGGGAAAGCATCATGGCCCTTGTCGATGCTGAGAATTGCCCAGTCGTGAAGATCGATGGTCGATGGGAGTTGCGGCATGATTTATTCGATCAATGGGACCGCGAAAGGGCGGTAAAGGAAATCGAGCGCCGGAAAGCCTGTCAATAGACTTTGATTAACATTCCCTGTACCCCACATGGCCCTTGCTGTCCATATTGTAATCCTGCCTAAATCTCCCCCTTATAATCCCCCTCAAAGGGGATCGTATGAAGGGGACGAATAATAAAGCCAAACCCAAATACGCCAAAAAAAAGTCTGAGGATCTAATCAGGAAGATCCTCGAAGAAATATCCTCCTCCTCGTCTATCTCTATCGCAAAGGCCTGTAAAAAATCTGGAGTTGATCCAAGGAGCTTCCATCGGTGGATTGAGACTGACGAGGAACTACGTCAGAGGTACGCGCGTGCAAAGGAATTGCAGGCTGAGCTTATGGCTGAGGAGATCATCCAGATTGCCGATGACGACTCAGAGGACGAGATATTTATCGAGGAAGACACAAAAGAGGGGAAATCCGCGCGCCGCGTGATGAACTCTGAATTTGTGCAGCGGTCAAGGCTGCGGGTTGATGCCCGCAAATGGCTGGCCGCAAAGCTGTTGCCAAAGAAATACGGGGACCGGCTCGGAGTGGATACCACGATTGACATGGCCGAAAGTGTACCGGAACGAATTGCCAAGGTCTTAAAGGAAGTCGTTGCTTATGCTCACCCGGAATGAGGCGCACCAGGAATACAAGAGACTCGCGGCTGAAGCCCTGAAAGAGGGCGGGGATGCGCCGAAGCAACTGGCGCGGGCGCTGGCCCTGGGCGATCTGTTCTATCTCTTGGTGTTTGTATTTGGCCGGAAGGATCTGGATCGGGACTGGTTGTATATGCGCTGCCGCGAGGTCCAGGCCAACCCGGACGGGTACCTTGATATCTGGGCAAGGGAGCACTACAAAGCTCTGGATGTTAAAACGCCCGTATGGACAACACGGGGATGGAAGGCCCACGGAGATTTGCGGTTCGGTGATAAAGTGTTTTCCTCGGATGGGCGGATTGTTCGGGTAATTGCAAATACCGGAGGAATGGAGGGAGCGGATTGCTACGACGTCGGTGGAGTTGTTGCTGCGGGTGATCATTTATGGCCTGTTCAGGTTAAACACCGGGCGCGGGTAGTTGGTGGGCGCGATGTTTGGTATGAAACTGTTCTCACAAGCACGCGAGAAATGGGGGCGGCAAGGTTGCCAAACGCAATGCCGTTGCAGGGCAGCGCGGAAGTAACTCAGCCCGTTCCGCCATATGTGCTGGGTGTGTGGTTGGGTGATGGTCATTCAGCATGCGGAAGGGTAACGAACGAGGATGATGAAATATGGGGGCTTCTTAGATGGGAATCGAAAGTAGGATCGGTCCCGATAACAAGAAATCTCCCAGGACTCATGCCGTTGCTGCGTGGTCTGTCTGTTCTGAATAATAAACACATACCAGATTCATATTTACAGGCGGGGCCGAAAGACCGGCTTGCTCTGTTACAAGGCTTAATGGATACAGACGGCCACGTGAACACTCGCGGGACAGCTACTTTCTGTAACACAAACGAAAAGCTGATTGACGGCGTGGCCTTTCTTGCCCGTTCTCTTGGCATGAGGGCAAGGAAGCGCCGTTATGAGGTCAACGGACATGCGGGGTATTGGCAAGTAAGTTTTCAGGCATATCATGGCCAGTATTGTCCCTTTAGGCTGACCAGAAAGAAAGCCCGGTGCAAGGCCGGCTTTGCGAATATGCGGCGCGTTACGCCGCGTCCTGTTGACACAAGAACGGTAAATTGCATCCAGGTGGAAGGCGGGTCATATCTCGCCGGTGAATCTTTGATGCCGACTCACAATAGTACGATCATCACCTACGCATTGACCATCCAGGACATTCTCAACAATCCAGAGTTGACGGTTGGGATATTCTCGCACACAAGACCTATCGCAAAGGGCTTTCTGAGGCAGATCAAGCGGGAGTTTGAATCCAACTACACGCTGCAGGCGCTGTTCCCGGACATCCTGTTCCAAAACCCATCGAAAGAATCCCCAAAATGGAGTGAGGACGACGGGATTGTCGTTAAGCGAAAGAGCAACCCGAAGGAGGCGACGGTGGAAGCCTGGGGGCTCGTCGATGGTCAGCCGACGTCAAAGCATTTCCGGCTGAGAGTCTACGACGACATCGTGACCAAGGAATCCGTCTCGAACCCTGACATGATCCTCAAAGTCACGCAAGCCTGGGAGCTGTCGCTGAACTTGGGCGCGGAAGGCGGGAAGGTGCGCGGGGCCGGGACGTTCTACCACTTCAACGATACCTATCGAACCATCATCGAACGCGGGGCGCTGACTCCCCGGATCTATCCTGTCACCAAGGAAGGCACTCTCGAAGGGACTCCGGTTCTCCTGTCCCGGGAATCGATGGTCAAAAAGCGCAAGGACATGGGGCCGTACACCTTCGGCACTCAGATGCTTCTCAATCCCAAGGGCGACAACGTTCAGGGGTTTGAAGAGAACTGGCTGAAGTTCTGGCCGGCGAACCATTACGCGAACCTCAACAAGATCATCCTGGTGGACCCGGCAAACGAGAAGAAGAAGGGCTCTGACTACACATGCATGATGGTCATCGGCCTCGGGGAAGATGAGAACTTCTACGTCATCGACATCATCCGGGACAGACTGTCCCTGACTGAGNNGAGAACTACCGATTCATGATCCGGGAGCTTGGGGGGAACCTGGGGAAAAACGATCGCATCAGGACGCTGGTGCCATTATTCGAGGCCGGGCGGATCTTCCTCCCCGACTTCTGCATCCACCAGAACTACGAGGGGGTTCAAGAAGATCTTACCAAGGTGTTCGTGAATGAAGAATACAAGGCGTTTCCTGTTTCCGCTCACGACGACATGCTGGATTGCCTGAGACGGATCACGGACGAGGACGTTCCGAAGCTCTGGCCGGAGCCGGAGCATATCGATCTTCCGCCGTACATGGTGGGGAGCGTCGGAAACAGAGGGATACCGCGTCAGATCACGGATTACGATGTGTTTGAGGGAGGCTAACGATGGGATACTTAACTGATACGCCGGAGATGGGCTCGGGGATAGTCTATACCAACCCGCTTGACAATCCAGCGAATACGCCAACGGCGCGAGAGCCGACGGGTACGCCGACCGCTCCGACCGTGACGAACACTCCGGGCGGCGGAGGCGGGACTAAAGACAAGGGGAAGCCGGGCCCTACGCTCGGGGGGCAGAGCTCGGTCGTTATCAATCGGGATTCTCCATCAGGCTATACCTACGTTGCGGGGATTTCTGGACGGACCGGGCAGATGATCCGGGGGTGGCTGCCGAATGACGACCCACGTTTCGGATGGGACTATTCCCCTACCTATGGCCTGGTTGATGCCCTAGGCTATGATGACATGATCGACCCGTCGAAGCGCTACAAGCCTCCTGCGGCAAGTGAAAACCCATTTGCAGGGATCTCGTTTGAGATGCCGAATTTCCAGATGCCGACTTTCCAGATGCCTGAATTCCCTCAATACCAGCTACCGGCATACCCGACCATGCCGACTGCGCCAACGGACCCGGCGCCAATCCAGCAGCCGGAGCCAAGGAACAAGCGCAGGAAATTGACCCTCCTGACAGGAGCAAAAGGAACGGATGACGACAGCGGGAAGCTCGGTCGTGCGGGGACAGCGGCGGGTCAAGGGGCCGGGAAGCGACGCCTTTTGGGGTGATGAGATGACGGTTCAAGCAGACGAAATAGTGCGACGATGGGACAAGCTGGACGGGGACCGGGGGAACTTCAAGACCCAATGGCAGGAGATCGCCGACTACATGATCCCCCGGAAAGCATCGATTGTGACCCAGAGCTCCCCCGGGGCGAAGCGGACATCCAAGATCTATGACGGGACGGCGATCAGGTCTCTCCGGATCCTGGCCAACGGGCTCTATGGACACATGACATCCCCTTCCGCTCCATGGTTTGAATTGACGGTGAAGAACCCAGGATTGAAGGCAATCGACACGGTTAAGGACTGGCTGCGGGAAACCTCTCAACGCATGCAGAACGCGATCAACAACAGCAATTTCGGGATGGGTTCGCATGAGGTCTACACCGACCTGGGGGCGTTCGGGACGGCCTGCATGTATGCGGACCTGGGGAAAGACACGCTGCTGAACTTCCAGAGCGTACCCTTGGCGGAGGTCTGCATAGCGGAAGACTACACCGGGAAGGTCGATACGGTCTATCGGCTGATCAAGCTGACGGCGCGTCAATGCATCCAGCAGTTCGGGAACAAGTGCTCCGATGATGTCAAGAAATCCGTAGCCGACGGGAAGGATCCGGACAAACTTTTTGAGGTCATCCATGCGGTCTATCCTCGTACCGACCGGGAGCGGGGGAAGATCGACAAGAAGAACAAGCTTTACGCCTCGATCTACGTCGAGAAGGAGCAGAAGAACATCCTGAGCGAAGAGGGATACGACCGGTTCCCATATCTCGTTCCACGGTGGGAAAAGGATTCCGGGGAAGTCTTTGGCCGGTCTCCGGGGATGGATGCCCTTCCTGACGTGAAGATGCTGAACCTGATGAAGAAAGACTATCTGAGGGCGATCCAGAAGATGATCGATCCTCCGCTGATGGTCTCGGATGAGAACAAGATGCGGTCCATGAGGACGACGGCCGGGTCGATCATCTACTACCGGAGCGGCGGGGAAAAGCCCGAAAGCCTCAAGACCGGGGGGGACTACCAGATCGCCGTGGATTACGAGGCGCGGATACAGGAAGCTATTCGGGAAGCGTTCTATGCGGATCTGTTCATGCTGCTGGCCCAGAAGCCCCAGAACCAGATGACGGCGACGGAAGTCCTGGAGCGGGTGGAGGAAAAGCTTGTCCTCCTGGGGCCGACGATGGGGAGGTTGCAAGCGGAGTTTTATAACCCCTTGCTTGAGTGCGTCTTTGGGGCGATGTGGGAAGCGGGGATGATTCCTCCGATTCCAAATGAGCTGGCAGGCGCGGGGCTGCAAGTGGAATACATATCGAAGCTGGCCCTGGCCATGAGGAAGTTTGAAACCGACGCGATGATGAAGCTGGTCCAGTTTACGACTCCGATGATGCAGATCGACCCGAGCGTCGTGGACAACTTCAACCTGGATGCGGCGGCAAGGGGCGGGGCGGAACGGTTCGGGCTGCCTACCGAGTGGATGAGGCCGATGGCCCAGGTTAGACAGATCAGGGACCAGAGGGCAAAGGCCCAGGCGGAAGCGGCGGCGAAACAGGAGGAGTTGATGAAGGCGGAACTTGCGGGGAGAACCCTCCCCGCCTTGACATCGAAAGTGGACCCGGAAAGCATCCTGGCGAAAACAGGCGGGCAAGCGCCACAGGGGCAGATGGTCCAGTAAGGGGGAGCGATGAAAGATAGCATGCTGAAAAAAATCATTGCGGAAAATGTGTTGCTTCGGGCGGAGGTGGCCGAGCTTAGCGCGGCTGTCCTGGCGACCAAGGAAACACCTTCCGTCGAGGCGAAACCGGCGAAGAAGAAGGGGAAGAAATGAGAATCGGCTGGTTCAAGAAGCGGGACACGAGGACGCCGGAAGAGATCGAGGATCAGTTAAACCTCGACTACCGGATGACCTTTGGAAGCGAGTCGGGGCAGAGGGTGTTTCAAGACCTGATCCGCGTCCTGCATCTGTTCGAGCCCTGCTACGTCCCGGGGATGGAATCGGAGACGATGTTCCGGGAAGGGGAGCGCAATGCCGCGCTCTACATCCTCTCACGGGTGAAGACACCCGAAGAGAGGGGAAAACTAATCGAGGAGGTATTGGAAGATGGCTGACGGCGATCCGGGAAATCCGGGCAATCCCGCACCGAGCGGAAATGAGGGCGGAGCACCAGGGGGGAATCCTCCGGCTCCAACAGCGTTCACCATCGATGACAGCTTCATTTCGTCCCTTCCGGACGATCTGAGGGCGGAACCGTCCATCGCGGCGTTCAAGGGGAAGGGCGTCGCGGATGTCCTGAAATCCCACGTCAACGCACAGAGGATGGTCGGGGCGGATAAGGTGGTTATCCCAACGGGGAAGCTGGACACTCCCGAAGCGTGGGACCAGCTATACAGCAAACTTGGTAGGCCCGAGACGCCCGACAATTACGAGTTCGAGCCTGTCCCTGATGGAATCCCGGTCAAACCTGAGTTCCAGAAGAGCGTCAAGGAGCTGGCCCACGGCCTGGGGCTGAATCCGAAACAGGCGGCTGGTCTCAACAAGGCCGTCATGGGGTGGCTGCAGGAGTCCTTCAAGGCCCACGGAGAGGCCCAGAAAGCCGCAATGGAGACGGCGGAGACGGCGCTTCGGGGGGAGTGGGGAAACGCCTACGACAAGAACCTTGAGCTTGCGGGGAAGGTTGTAGACACCTACGGCGGGAAGCCGGAGGAGATCCAGGCATTCAAGGAGAAGTTTGGCTCCGACCCGGTGGCTATCAGGGTGCTGGCGAACCTGGGGAATCTGATCGGAGAGGGGAATTTCGTCAAAGGGGAAACGCCCGCGTTCCTGTCCACGCCCGAGCAGGCAAAGAGTAAGGCCCAGGCGATCATGACCGACAAGGCGAACCCGCTCTTTGAACCCTATCACGACAAGATGCACATCCGCCACAACGAGGCGGTGGAAGAAGTTGAGCGGCTCTACCGGGTGGCTTACGGGACGGAGCCTGTAGACAAGAGGTAGAAGCAAAAACGGGCAGCCCTTCGGGGTCCGTGGATCGCAAAAAGCGACGCTGTAACTCCGGGCGGAGGAACGGAGCAGGCGAGATCCGGTGACGGGCAATCTCCCGAAAAGTCAATGAACCTTTTGATTTTTCAGTTTTGGAGGTTGCTATGTCAACACAAATTACAACGGCCATGGTGGAGCAATACTCCGCCAATTTGCAGATTGCAATGCAGCAGTCCGAATCGCGCTTCCGAGGCGCGGTGCGGGTTGAAAGCGTAACCGGCAAGAATGCCTTTTTTGACTCGATCGGCGCCACGGCGGCGACCCTTCGATCCAACCGCCACGCGGATACTCCGCTGGTAGACACCCCGCACACCCGTAGGCGAGTGACCCTGCTCGACTACGATTGGGCGGATCTCATCGACAACCTGGATAACCCGAAGCTCCTGACCGATCCCCAGAGCAAGTACGTCATCAATGCCCGAAACGCCATGAATCGGGCGATCGACGACGCGATCATCGCGGCGGCCATGGGGACGGCCTACGGTGGGGTTGCCGGGGCGACGTCGTACAGCTTCGACACCTCCAACAAGACCGTGGCGAATGCCTCCACGGGGCTGACCCTGGCGAAGCTCTTGAGCGCAAAGGCGAAGCTGGACGCGGACGAGGTGCCCGACGAGGGGCGCTACTTCGCGTGCAGCGCCCAGGGGATGCAGGATTTGCTCGATATCGAAGAGCTGACCAGCATGGACTATGCGTCCGTGAAGGCACTGGTTCGCGGCGAAATCGACACCTTCCTCGGGTTCAAGTTCATCCGCACCGAGCGGCTGGCCGAAGCGTCCGACGTGAAGTCTAACCTGGCCTGGCAGCGGGATTCGATCCTGCTGGCGATTGGGAAAGACATCATCGTCGATGTGGGGCCGCGTCGAGACAAGAACATGGCCATCCAGGTCTATCTCGGAATGTCCATCGGGGCAGTCCGGATGGACGAGAAAGGCGTGGTCGAGGTCGAGTCCTACGAAGGGACCTAACCCATAACCGGGGGAGGTCCTAAGCCTCCCCCAGAGCAATAAGGAGGAGAGAGATGGATGCATACGGAGCAAATACCACAAAGGCGCTGGCCGGTGATCCTTCAAGCCGGGTCGAGGCTGAGTGGGGGGGAAGGGTAAAGGTAACGCACGAGACCTACACCTTCGCGTCGGCGGCGGTTGCGTTCACCGTTCAGGTGGGCGTTTTGAAGCCGGGAGAAGTTTATATCGACGGGTTCATTCACGGGGCGGATCTGGGGTCCGCTACGACCCTGACCTTGGGCGATGCGGGCGACGCGGATCGCTACCTGGCGGCCACGACGTTCACCACGGCAAATCAGGTTACGGCTTGCCGGAAGGCCGAAGGGCTGGGCTACAAGAACAGCACGGCGGTGGATATCCCGCTGTTCCTCACGGTCGGGACGGAGGAGGCAAGCGGCGCGGTCGAGGTGGTCATCTTCAAGGCGGCCCGTTCGTAACAATTGAACCACAGGGGGGAGGCTGACAACTCCCCCCTTTACCAGGAGGGCAAGGAAATGAAAGTCGCGTTGGAGTGTCTATCCTACGAGAAATTGGCGACGCTGACGGCTGCGAAGGGATTTACCGGGGCGAAGATAGTCTCCGGGAACCGCCGGGCAAAGATGGCGCTGATCACCGTGGAGACGGGGGCGGTTCGGTTCACCATGGACGGGACTACGCCGGTTGTTACCGGGGCATCGGAGGCGGGGCATATTCTCGATATCGGCCAGTCGTACGAGATTCTTGGCTATCCGGCGATCAAGAATTTCAAGTGCATCAACGAGGCCAACGGGAACAATGCGGAAGTGTTCTGCTCGTTCTTCTTTTAGGGGGACACGATGAGATACAGACGGACGTCACACCCATCCGTGCCGACAATGCCGATCATCCCCGGTCGGGAGTCTCTCCCTGTTGTCTATCGCGGCACCATCTCCTCCCTCCGCATCAGCTCCGTTGACGGCACGGCGTTTTTGGACAACTGCGCGGCCCTCGTTCCCTATGCTGATGGCAACCACCTCGTCGAGATTTACGACGCTTCGGGCAGGATGCTCAGAGGGTATCTGGCGGCGGCGGGGACGGGGGAGACGTATCAAACACCCGTGCTAGATGACGATATGTCTGAGGATAATACAGGTAACTATATCAAAAATGATTGCGCGCTAACATTTGACACTGATCACTATGTAATGACCCAAACTAACGCTTCCCACGGTATCACCCAGAACGTACTCAACAGCTTATACGGATTATTTAGGCAAACAATAGTGGCTAGGTTGGGAACGCAGGCTAATATTGCATTATTTAATTTCCCGGTAACTGCGCCTTCGAGCACTCTAACCGGAGATTATGCAACATACACATATTATGTAACACAATATTTAGCAAGTCCGATGCAGCAGGGTGTATTTACTTATATAGGCAGCAACGGGTTGACCACATTTATACAAGGGCATCAAATAGCGCAAGTCCTCACCCCCTCCACCTCCGGCGCAACAATCGTCTCGGCAAAGGGCGGGGAAACTGCAAACTTTCAGTATAAGAATGCGAGTTTTACCTACAACGCGGCGAGCTATTACTGTCTCATCAAGAGGGCAAGATGAATCCATACCTTCGCGCCTCCATAATCTGTTTCGCCATCGCCGGGGCGGTGCTCGCCGTGATGCTTATCGAGGCTTGCCAGCACTACACGGTAACAGGAGTATGCAGGCATGAGGCGACGTATGCAATCAGCGTCATGGGGGAGCATCATCCTGTACGTGTAGCTCGCGGCTATTGGGGCATAGCAGATCATGCGCGGGCGCAAGCGTATCTTGACGGGGCATGGAGATGGCTGTGCGTTGATTATCCCGATGTTATCACTTGCGCGGGAGATACGGGATTTCAGCCGAATCAGTATTACAAGCCGAAGATTTGGATGAGTATGTTCGGATGGGACTTGAAGGGGAATCAATAGGGGTCGTCATGGATTGGGAAATCAACGGGATCAGGGGCAGGGGTGACGTTCCGAAGTGCGCCGGGAACCAAAAGGGCCTGGCGGTCGTCATGGCGACGGGGAGGTGCGTATGGGACGATTTGACATACAAATTCAGCGTAGAGGGAAACCACGCCTCGGTGATCGCCGTGAACAACATGATTCTGCATTGGAAGGGGAGGGTTCATCACGGCGTCTCGATGCATCCGGAAGAGCCGGGGCTGTGGAGGGCGCTCAGAAGGTACTACCAGGGCGAAGAGAGCCACGTCCACACCCACGGATACAGAAAGCACAACAAAACGGAATTACAAGAGGTGGATTACGTTTGGGACATCCCCAGGGCAAAAGGCGGAACCAGCTCTCTGCTGGCGGTTTACATCGGCCTGGCGCTGGGGTTCAGCCGGATCGTCCTGTGCGGCGTGCCGATGGACGGGACGGGGCATTTCTACGACGCCCCCAACGCAGAGGTGAGGGTGTTCGGGAGCGACTTCTTAAAAACAGAGTGGATGCGTTCTATCAGAGAGGATTTTCGGGGGCGCGTGCGGTCGGTGTCGGGAAGGACGAAAGATTGGCTGGGCGAACCTGACGCGGCATGGTTGAAGGGGGCGTGACATGGCTTCAAAGGTTTTGATTTGCAACAGGGCGCTGGCGGCAATCGGGGTAAAACAGCGCATCGCGTCGATGTCGGAGGACAGTGAAGCGGCCCGGAAATGCAACCTCATTTTTGAAGACTGTCTTGCTGAGGTTTTAAGGGCCTACAACTGGAATTGCGCCCAGGCAAGGGCCTCGCTGGCGCAGTCAGTTGAGACTCCGGCATTTGGATACGCATACAAATATGCCCTTCCAATTGACTGTCTCCGGGTCATCTCTATCGAGGACGAGGACGAATCCAGCGACTACAAGATCGAGGGGCGGTTTCTTCTCTCCGACGATACGGCGGTGAAGATACTCTACATCAAGCAGCTCGTCGACGTGAACGAGTTGGACGCTTTATGCCGGAGGTGCCTTGCGGCCCGAATCGCCGCCGAGATCGCCTATCCCCTGACCAACAGCAACACCCTGACGGAATCAATGTGGGCGCTCTACGCGGGGATGATGACGGAGGCGACGGAAATCGACGCGCAGGAAGGAACGGCGGGGCGGTGGGAATCATCGTCCTGGATCGACGAGAGGGTATAGATGAGGGTATCTCCAATCCTGACAGCATTTAACGCGGGTGAACTCAGTCCCCAGGTGGGCGGGCGGCTCGACCTGGACAAGTACGTCATGGGCTGCGAGAAGATGGAAAATTTTTTCTGCCGCGCTCACGGCGGGGCGCAACGCCGTCCGGGGAGCTACTTCCTGGCGGAAGTCAAGACCTCCGCGAAATGGACCCGCCTGATCCCCTTCCAGTTCAATACCGCACAGGCATACATGCTTGAATTCGGGGACCAGTATGTGAGATTTTTCATGGATTATGCCCCCGTGACGGTTTCCGGGGCCGTCTATGAGATCGCGTCTCCGTATCTGGAGGAGGATATCTGGGATATACGGTTCGTCCAAGATTCGGACATCATGTACCTGGCACATCCGCTTTATCCGGTCTACAAGCTCTCCCGGTTTGCGGACGACTCCTGGACGCTGGAGGCGGTGGAATTCATCGACGGGCCATATCTGGACGAGAACGACACGGAAACCACGCTTGACCCTGGCGCGACAACCGGGACGGGCATCGACCTAGTCGCCTCGGCTGACTTGTTTGAGGCGGGCCATGTGGGGGCGTATTTCCGGATCAAATACAGCACGGCGTGGGGATACTGCAAGATCGTTTATGTCACGGATGCAAGAAACGCGGTGTGCGATATCATCGAGGACTTCGGCGCGCATACGGCAACGGCGGAATGGCGCGAGGGCGCCTGGTCGGACGTGCAGGGGTACCCTTCGGTATGCGCCTTCCATGAGCAGCGGCTGATCCTGGCGAATTCCCCTTGGAACCCTCAAACAATATGGGCGTCGGCCTCCGGCGACTACGAGGACTTCACCCCTGGTGCGCTGGATGATGATCCCTATACCTACACGATCGTGGAGAAAGAAGTTAACGCGATACGTTGGCTGTCGCAGATGGGGCAGATCATCGTAGGGACAAGCGGCGGGGAGGCGAGGCTTGGTCCTCAGGATTCCGGGACGCCTGTCACTCCGTCGAGCGCAAAGGTATCCTTCCAGAGCTTCTTTGGATCGGCTCCTCTGCCCGCGATGGCGATGGGAAACGCTATCCTTTTCTGGGAAGGGAGGGGGCATCCCGACAACTACGGAGAACGCCTCCGGGAGCTGTCGTACAAGTTCGAGACAGACTCCTTCGACGGGGTGGATCTGACGGTCATGTCGGACCATATCACAAGAGGGGGGATCGTAGACCACGCTCTCCAGAAGTATCCGTTCCATATCCTCTGGTGCGTGCGCTGGGACGGAACCTTGATAGGCCTGACCTATGACCGATCACAACAAGTCGTCGGCTGGCATCGTCATCCGATGGATGGATATGTCGAATCGGTGGCCGTTATTCCCGGAGAGACGCAAGACGATCTGTATATGGTGGTCGTCAGAACCGTAGGCGGGGCACTAAAGAGGTATATCGAGGTTTTGGAGGACTACGATTGGGGAGACGACCAGGCGGATTGCTTTTTTGTTGATTGCGGGATGAGCTACATCGGGGCGGAGAAGGATATCACCGGAGCAACAAAGGCCGACCCGGTCGTCATAACCAGCGATGCTCACGGCTATTCAAACGGGGACCATGTGAAGATTTCCGAAGTCGTGGGGATGACGGAACTCAACGGCCTTGAGGTCGTCGTGACCAACAAGACGGATGACACATTTGAATGCTACAAGACCGATGGGACGAAACTTAACGGAACGGCTTTCACGACCTACGCATCGGGTGGGGTCTCAACGAAGATGGCGATTACGCTGACCGGGATGGATCATCTCATCGGGGAGACGGTTGACGTTCTGGCCGATGGGGCCGTACATCCGCAAGTCGTTGTCACGGGAGCGGGCGCGGTCGTCCTCCAATGGTATGTCTGCAAGGCGCACGTTGGCATCCACTACGAAAGCATCCTAACCACGATGGAGCTGGAGGGTGGTAGCCGGGAAGGGGTTTCCCAGGCAAAGCAGAAGCGCGTCCATGAGGTCGCGGCGAGGCTCTACAATACCCTTGGCGGGAAGATCGGAACGGACGAGACCAGTCTTGAACAGATCGTGTTTAGAACGAGTGGTGATCTATACAACAACCCGCCGCCGTTGTTCACGGGAGACAAAACGGTGTCTGTCCCGGCGGATTGGGAGGACAGCGCGAAAATAACCATCGTTCAGGATCAACCGCTGCCGATGACCGCCCTGGCGCTGCTGCCGAGATTTAGGAGCGAGGACCGATGACGCAAGTAGTCAGATTCAAGATGGAGCACCTTGATCAGATCAAACTCCGGGAGAGGGAGAGGGAAGGGACCGCGAAGATCCCCCATTTTCGGAAGGTCTGCGAAGTCTACGAGCGGCACGGCGGGGCGTACACGATGCTTTCCCCGGAGGGGATCGTCTGTATTGAGGGTGTCTCTCCGATATGGCCGGGGGTGGCCGTCGCTTGGAGCCTGACTTCCGACCTGATCTTCAAGTACCCGAAATCCTACTACAAGGCGACAAAGCAATTCATGGCGGCGATCATTGAGGATTGGAAGATTCATCGTTTACAGGCGACCACTTACGC